GGCTTGCATTTCTTTGTAGATTTCAGTCGCCTTTGCGTCAGCTTTGTCGCCAAGTTCAGAGAGCGCTTGTTTTAGTTCATCAAATGTCATTTTCTTCTCCTATATTTATTACATCGACATATCGTTCTGACGTGTCGATATTTCAATAAAAAATCATCATTTCACGGGGTTAAAGTAAAGCCAGTACTGTGCCGGCTCGTCATAGAGCTTCTCTTCGCTCCAGATTTTCCAACCAAAGCCGATTCGGACGCACTTGTGAATCCCGAAAATCTCGTAGTGCTGGCAGTAGTACCATTGCCAAGCAATCAGCTCGCCTTCACGATACGCAAACCATTTGCACTTTCCGCTGATTCCGGTGTTGTCTCCAATATCGGGGTTGCCTTCATAGGTAATCTGATCGCTGTCGGGATTGACTTTGATACCGCAAACTCTCATGTCGAAGCCGTAGGCGGCATTGCGCCACAGCCAACAAACCCTTCTCCAGTACGTTTGCCACTTGCCCGTTCCAGGGTGACGTTCCCATGAGCCATTGTCGCCGTCAAGCGTGTCGAAGGGCGTCTGAAACCACCAGAGCCACTCGGGTAAATATCCTTCTTCGTCAGCAAAGAGCGGAAGAATCGGACACAAAAGCCGTGCGAATATGGCTATAAATAAAGAAACGGGCGCTAGAAGCGCCCATTTAATAACAAGTTTTGTCATGCCTTGGCCTCTGCAATCTTTGCGGCCAAAACTTCCTGGGAAGCACGGAGCGCATTGATCTCTTCACGAGCCGCGGCACGTTTTTCAAGCACATCCGCATACTCTTCCTTCGTAGCCACACCTTCCGCGATCTTCACGGCGACATAGTCAGTCGAGCGCAAGTACGCAAGATCTGCTTGCTCATCATCTTTCGCTTGTTCTAGGTCTTTTTCGTCTTGCGTCTTTTCGGGAATCTCTTCAACACCCCACCACAGACCTTCTTCTTCACTACCTCGAATGAGTCTGTAATCAGTTGAATCTTTCGTTACGTTTTGGATGATCTGACGAAGTTCCTGATCGTGAGCCGTCTGGCTCCTGTGCGACACTTTAATTCCGACAAAATCGGCGGCAGTAGTAGGCTTTTTGAAGTATTCCCACAGTTTTCCGTCTTCGTTCCAATGAGCGAAATGGTCAGAAAGTTTTTCCTGATTCGGCGCGATTTGGGTTGCATTCTGAGGCATCAAGACACTTCCGCCCTTTGTCTGTTGAGCCTTGCCTTCGTAGGCAAAAAAACCATCGTTATCGAAATAGAAAATAGGAACTAGCATTTATGTCCTCGTCTAAAGAAATTGCGGCGTTAAAGCCAAAAGAAAAGCGTTATTCGGTTGCTATCGAAAACGGATTAACGATTAGAGTGCATCCGTCCGGTCGCAAGTCCTGGTTGGTTCGTGTCTCACTAAACGGAAGGTCGATTGACATCACACTTGGCCATTTCCCAGAAATGAGCCTTGCGGAAGCAAAACAAGTTGCCAGAAAGAAACAAAAGGAATTCGATGTCAAGCCAGTTGGCGGCTATACACTTCGCGATGCTTTTGTTTTATGGTCAAACTTGAAGCGTGGACGTATCGTTTCGTATAGAGACGAAAAAAGGCGCATTGAGTATTACCTCATGCGCCATCTTGGAAGCCGTCAGCTCGATGAGATAACGGCTCCTTTGGTAATCAAAACAGTTCAAATCATTGAACGTCAAGGGAAGCAATCAACACTTAAGAGAATCCTCATGCGTTTACGTGAAATGATGGAGCTTGCCGTCTGCGCAGGCTATATCGACGCGAATCCTCTGCATCGTGTCTCTCGAGTTTTCGCTCCTGCGAGGTCAACGGCTATGCCTTCAGTTGACTGGAGGGATTTACCCGCAGCCATGCGCGTCATTAAGGACGCGCCGATACGTATGCAAAATTACTTCCTATTCAGCTTGTGCACCATGCTCAGGCCTGGCGAAGTGGCCAAGCTCGAAAAGTCTTGGATCATCGGGGACGTGATTCACATCCCCGCAAGCGAGATGAAGAAAGGGCGACCGCACAGGGTGCCGATCACATCGCTCATGAAAGAACTTCTCAAGCGAGAGAAAATGCTTTCACCTCATCCGAAAAACAAATTTGTTTTCGCCGGTCGTGCTTCAAACTCCCACATTTCAAAGCAGGCTCTTGCGAAGTGGTTGCACTCGTCAGGGCTTCGAGGGCAACTTGTCGCTCACGGGTTGCGCTCGATTGCCCGCTGTTGGATGGCCGACAACGGGGTCAACTTTGAAGTTGCAGAAGCGTGTCTGTCTCACATAGTTGGCGACCGTGTTTATCGAGCCTATCAGCGCAGTGATTTTTTAGAGTCTCGAAGAACCGTCATGGAGCGTTGGTGCTCTTATGTTCTTTTCTGTGCTGCAAGTGCTGGCATTATGACCGACTTCGCCATGCCTGCGGGCGATCTCGCCGCATCCGGCACAAAAATGGCCCTGTGCTGAGCACTACCATTCTGTGCCGAGAAAATGGGGTTTCAGCATGAAGTTGAAACCCCAAACAGCACCGGTAAATTTTGGGATCTTTGTACTTCGCTGAAGGAAGAAGGATCCAAAATGGGAACCGCGTCTGGCGTTTTTCAAACAGGAGCATCTTCCGACAACAACGTATTTACAGCCGAAAAAACCGTTAGCATCGGAATGGATGATGGCGTAAGTTTTGATCTCTCTAGAGGCTCATCTTTGTTCTCTGGAACCAAACTTCAAGCGCCTGCCCTTCAAGTTCTTGCGTGCATCAGAATTTGATGCAGGCTAGGCATTGAAGTGACTTTGGTTGAAGATTGCTCCCGCTATAGATTGAGGAAGCTCTTGATGCATTGAGATCATAGTCACAGATGCCAGATGCTGATCCTTGGCCTGGGTCAGAAGTGCAATTGGTATCTCTAGTTTGTTCAAAAACACCATTTGAAAAACCATGCTTATCGCCGTTGTTCCAACCTAAAGTTCCAAAACCACCAGTAATGTTTGGTAACTGCGCTTCGAGATAGTTACCAACATTGCCAGTGTTCGTCGTGCCCTGGAGAACACGGCCGTCAAGATTGGGCAGAGCAAAAGTCGTATTGCCGTCGCCGGCACCGTATTTTGTGCCGATTTTGGCGAACAATCGTGCGTATTCTGTTCTTGAAACTTGGGCACCGTTACACAAAAGCCATCCATCAGGGACGTCCGTCGTGTGGAAGAATGCAATCATGCCGCACGGGGCGAGAGTATCCTGCAACTTCTGCAGAGCGGCCAAAAATCCTTGGTACAAGTCCTCTGCATTGATATCTGCGTCTTGTTCTGCGTAGTCGACTACGAACTGCCCTAATACGTAGCCCGCGGCGCCGCCTTGAGCAAGAATTCGATTGAATTGCTGAGAAGATGCAATACCGGACTGGAATCCAGTTAAACGGGCAGGTAAAGAGTTCCAGTCCTCAAAAGGAAGAACATTGGGACTTTCGCCTGACGCAAACGGAAGTAATTGGTTGGTTGCCATTTTGGAAATTCCATAAAAAAAGAGCCGAGGAAAATTCCCCGGCTCTCGGTTTGAAATAATCAGTTTTTTAGAAAGCTTCTTGCTTCCAAGTTTTTTCGATTAGCTCAGATACTTTCTCTTCTAAGCTACTCAATCGGACTAAAAACGGATCGTTGTTCGCTTCATCTGAGACCGGCAAGGTCAAAGGCTTGACTTCCTCTTGTACCCAGCAGATTCGAATTAAACGAGCGACTTTCTCTTCTAGTGTCATCAATCGCTCGATCGCTTCTGTCGAGACGACATCGTCCTTTCTGGCGAACTTCTGCTCGTTATCAATATCCTGAGCGATTTGATCGAGAGCGACTTGTCTTGCAAGATCTTCGATTCGTTGCTGCAAGGTCGCCATAGCGCACCTCGCTCTTATTCACCGTCTCGGGCAGCGGTGTATACAGCTACGAAGTCCGTGTCGGTGGCACCAATGGCTGCCTCCAATGCGTCCACTTCTGCCTGGGCTTGGGTTGCAGCCGATTGAGCTGCGGTTGCGGTTGTTTTTGCGGAAGCGGCATCAGATACGCCCTTGTCTGCCTGCGTTTTCACTTCATTAATTGCACCGACAAGGTTCGTCTTTTCAGTTGTGGCTAAACTCGTCAGCGTACCAATGGCAGTCTTATTCGTATTGACCTGCCCTTTTGTAGTCTGATAATCCGCATCGTCAGCGGCTCCGATGTTGCTACGGGCTTGTGTCTTTTGTCCGGGAGAAAGTTCCTGAGCAGCGTCATAACGAACATGAGCGCCTGCAAGCTCTTGCAGACTGTCAATTAGTTCTTTGTTGTCTGTGATTAAATCGGCGAGCTCTTTGAGCGTGTCGTAAGCGTCACCTGCTCCGCCGAGCAATGCGGTTTTCACCTCGTTACACTTCGTCGTGATTTCACTCAGGATCTTATTGCTTGACCACGTCTTATCGGCGGCTGTTTGTCCATCCTCGATAACTTTAGACGTGTCTATTTGCGAAATTGCGGAATTAAGCTCATTGATCGCAAGAACGAGACTGGCTTTCTGGCTAGTTGTTAACGCAGAAAGATCGCCCTGTTTAGCAATTAGCGTCTTTACGTCAGAGCCGACTTGTGTTGCGAGCGCTTGGATTTGTTGGTTAAGAGTAGTTGTGGGCATTTTAGAAATTTCCTCTTGCGGTTAAATAGGTTTGAAGCGGATCAACGTCGAGCGGACTGTTTTCGCCTGCCGGCCCTCGCTCTCCCCTCGGCCCTTGTATGCCAGGGACAAGAACTTTTACGACTGGAAGACAAACATCTTTTTTCGTTTCAACGATGATTTGTTTTGGCGGCTCTACGACCACCGTTACATTGCATTTGCAGTCAGACACGTGTCACCTCCGCACTTACAATGACTTTTCCTTGAATGATTCGCGTCCTTTCGTTTTCTGCGGACGTGATTTCAATGTCGTAAACCAATGCTTGTGCGGGGTACGTTTCTGTTATGCTGTGCGGAAACTTTGCTGTGATTCGCCCTTCATTCTCATCTATGACCAATCGACCGTTCTCCGAAGTAAGCGTATCAATAGCCTCTTTAGAAAACACTCGGCTGCGAATCTGCATCGCGGCCGTGTATCCGGCTAGATTTATCGCCCCCCCCCGTTTCGTCAAGCAAAAGAAAAGGGACGGTCAGATCCGCCCCTTGGTTTACTTTGAAATTATATTCAGCCATTTTCTACAGACTCCGCTTCAAGAATATTTTGATTGAACGGAAACCACGACCCTTCGTCTAGTCCCTTGACTGATGCGGTGTCGTAGTCAAGACCAAACCAAGGGATGTTGTCGATAATCTGCATACTGACACCTGCCGCTGTTACATCAACAATGCGGCGTGAGATAAGCTCCCAAACGATCGGAGGTGTAGAGGCCTTCGTGAGATTTAATGCGACGTGCATTGTCTGAAAATCTTGAAGATCAAACATCTTGGTATCGACACCAAAATATGACAATGCTGTCGATAAGAATTCAGCAAGCGTTCCGTTCTCACCGTTCCACTTATTTGAAAGGATTTTTGCCTTGATCACCGCGCGGTATGTTTCGTCGTCAAGAGTTGTCGATCCGTCGCTTGGATCGTATTTACCTTTCCAAACGCCGAAATCCAGACCTAGGTCGGGATTGTCGAGTTCAAAATAAACTCCAGTCAGTTTCGTTGGAAGTGTTCTTGAGATACCGACTCGCACGCCGATTGCGTCTAGCTGCACTCCGATAGCGGAATCTACGTCGAAATCAGAACGAAGATTTACAAGACGTTCTCTGGCTATTCTTAACGGTTCTGTGAGCGTGTATACCCACTCTTGATAGTCGGGTTTGTCTACGTGGTAGCCGGCAATCAAGTCGGTGTATTCGTTTGAGTTACTCATTTAAATTCACCGTTATGTTTTCAACGTCACACGTTGCCGCTTCGTTCCACTCAATCTGAATGCTTGCAGCCGTCTGCGATCCTGACGCCTCGCCCATAACAATGGCGGTCACGTCGAAACGATCGTCTACGCCTGTCGTGCAGTCTTTTACCGCAATCGACAAAACACGGGCGATATTTACGCTTTCACCGATTGCAAGACTATTGATGTAGTCGGCAATACGTTGCTTGATCTCATCGGCCGCCGTGCTTAGGTAAGTACTGGCGGGCGAGATAGTCAGCGTGACATAGACATTAACAACGGTCGGACGGGAGAACTTGATGACGTTTGGGAAGCCATAAGAGTCTATATAAGTGGTTTCTGTAGTCCCGAATGTTCCGACGCCCTCTCCCTTCTTCAAAAAGATGGTTTTTCCAATTTCATCAACGTCACCACCGTCAACGATCATCGCAATCGTGTGACCAGGAACGCCCTCATCACTTGTAGTATCTTCGTCATTTTTAACGCCTGACACTCTAGTAACGCCTTCCAGATTTAAAAGCGAGGCGATAATACCTTCCCAAAGCGAAACGCTAGGCAGTTCTGTACTTCTCGATTGACGTTGACGAAGTTCGACGTCTGTCTCAACTGCCACGCCCACGGTTGCCGACGTCGGGTTATTGACTGACTGCCAACCTAGTGTAGGTGTGCCAATTTGCGTAATCGTGTTCGGAGAGGCTTCAATAGCTCCGACTTCTTCAGCGGTTGCTGTGACGGTAATTTCACCGCTTACAGGGATAATCACTTGATCGGGCAGTAACCATCTATTTTCGTTGTCATCGGTTGCCACGCCGTTTGTGATGACGGTTCCGGCTTGACCGATCAATACTAGGTCGACCGTTGAATTTGTCGCCGTGTGTCGTGAAATTCCGTTCGTTTTAACTGCGGAATCCAACCCCACGCCTACGGCGGTATTCGGATTAAACTGGTTGTATATCGCTATTGCTTGGGCGTTCACGTCACTTAGTGCAAGAGCGAAGATGGCGATTAACTGTCCGTCTTGCGTGTCTGCGTCAATATCCACGTCCTGACCGAAAATTTCTCGAGCTTGACTTTGGAAGTATTCGAGAATTTCAGCGTATGACGGGGCTTGAATGCCGTTTTCTGAAACGGTAAAAACAGGATTTGAGATCATGCTATTTCACTCGTAATAGTGGACTGACCAAACTCGGTGTCGATTGTCGCGCTAACAGTCATCGAGCGTGCGTCGGGATTAATGATCGACTCATAAGACGAAATAGCGACAACGCCTGGCGTGTCTAAAATTCTCGACTTAATGACCTGATCGACGATATTGTGTTTGCCAAGGATTTGCTGAAGCCAAGGCGTGCCCTCGGAGATATCGAGAAACCATTGCCCCTGCCAGAGCGAGAGCCTAGTCATGACGTTCTGGGCTACCCCTTCGGCTGTGTCGACAAAAAAATCTCTGTCGCCGTGCCCGAGTCGATAGTCACCAGAGGCTGTAAGTTTGCGTACTTTCATTTATTTCTCATACTCCTAGCCGTTTGGTTGTCCTGTGTTCCCGTCGCCGGGCTGTACGCCGTTATGTGTGTGCTGTTGCAGACTGATAGAGCCTGCCGTTATGTCTCCGCTCGCCGTGATAGGACCGGTGACCTGTACGCCAGAGCCACCCGTTGAGGTCACGCCCTGCTTTGCGGTCACTAGCTGATCGACTTCAAGCGTTCCTGTAATGTGCGTGCTAGGACTGTCGATTGTGACGCTTGCGGCTTTAATGACAACGTTTCCTGTTACGTCTATCGTGCTATTACCGCCGACTGTTGCATCTAAGTTCGCCGTCGTCTGTGCTTTGATGTTGTGCGTCGAAGGATTGATCTCAATGAACGCTTGAAGATCGTCACTTCGTAATTGCACCGCTTCTGTGCTGACGTTCGCAATTTTTCTCGGCTGTGAGAACGGCCCGGGGATAACGAAGCCGTCAGACAGATCGAGCATTCGAGGCTCGGGTGGGGGCTGAATCCCTCCGTTTTGCCACCAAAAATCGATCCCTCGACACGCAAAAACAACCAAGCACTCGTCGCCGGCTTTAATGGGGAACGTCAGCGAGCAAGAGCCAGCGTGCGGAAAGACGACGGGACAATCGAGCAACAGGGGTAAATTCACTTGTTTGATCGTCCCGTCTGCGTCACGCTGTCGTCCCTGAATCGCAGGTTGTACCTCGCAGGTAAGCGTTACAGGGTCGAAGCTCTGGATAATGCCCGGGAGGGCTGTCCATACCCCTGCCAGTCGAGCGTTAATCGCTTGATTCAGAAGCTGATTGGGGTCGCCGATTGCTACGTTTTTCTTAATCATGTGTTCGGGAAGAAGTTATTAACACCGGGGGTTAAGGGCTGAGTGCCGACGACTGCCACACAAATCAAACTCGTGTACCAGTCGTTTCCTCGTGTGTCGCCTATGTGCTGACGGGCAATAACACGATAGAAGCCGTCTGCGCCCTCGTATAGTGTTGTGCGATGGTAGTTCTCACGGACTGCGCCCATCGACGTGTCGTAGTTCTCTCTAATAATCTCGTTGTTGTTGATGTGGACAATCGTTCCCACGTCAATCATCGGATTCATGAGACAGTCGACGTTCACACCGAGCGTAGTCAGCTTAGGACGACCGATCATGCCTGAAGTGACGTTAAGCACAATCGCCTCGGTGTTTGGGTCGAATGAGCTATCTTTCGGGACAGTAACAAGACCGTTTGTGCCGATATACCAATCAAAATTATTCGTGTCTGCAAGCCCGTCCATAGCGTCTTTGGTCATCTTATAAATAACCTTGCCACGAGGGAGCTTAGTCGCCATCAGCGTCGGCTTATTCGTGACCGACACGCCTTTTTCCGTCATTGACTTGGCGACTATGTTCAAAATGTCTTGCTGAGTTGCGCCTTTCGGGATTGAGGCATTAACTACAGCGTACCCTTGATTGCGACTCCCGGAAGCACAGACAAGCGTTAAATAGGTATCTGTCTCATTCTCTCGCCCTGTCGTTTTCCACCACAGCTCGCCTTGAAAAATAATAGCGTTGTTTGACTGATAGCCGCCCTCGAGCGTAACAAGGATATTTTGATTTCTAATGTCCTGATTAGTCGCCCCAGGGATAAGGTCTATTGTCGATTGAGCTAGGTTATAGACGGTAATTTCTGCGGTTGTCGGCTTTCCGACGCACGCCTGATCGACGAGGAAGCGAATGCGAAACTCGGACAGATCAATCGCCTGAATCATTTGCTCATTTTTTCCCTCGACGCTTTCCGTTGAAACTGTCAGACGACAGTAACGCAACCATTGCTCGGGGTTATTTTCAATCGGCATTATCGTTAGTCCAAGTCAAATTGACCGTGTTTCCCATTTCTTCATAAGTCGGTCGATGATTCAAACCGCCGTCCATGTTGACGTAAAGATGCCCAAAGTCTTTATGGGCAAACTGCGCCAAAAGATCAACACCGAGCAAAAGAGGAATGCCATAAATGGCGTCTGTCTCGTCGACCCGTTCCATGTCGAGAAACCAACCTCCGCCGTCAGCGTCCCGATAAATCAGCGTCATGCGGTACTGCACGTCGCCGAGATTGATTGTGAACGACTGAGCGCCCGTCGTTAAAGGGATTTTGTACATTGTCATGGGCGAGCGGCTCCGGTTGCTGAAATGGGCGAGGCTGAACGTTGTCCACCGTTAATAACCGAGGCGGTCTTTGAGGCATTCTTTTGATACTCAGGGGCAAGAGTGACGGTTTGCACCCGTGCCGTGATGATTTCCTCGAATACACAGTCAACAATAAGACAAGACTCGGTGTTCTCGGTTGTCGTCGTTCTTAGCTCTGTAAGTAAAACGTTTTTGTAGCTTCGCTTCCCTGTTTGTAATTCAATCGGGATTCGATTCGACATAAAGTCGAGAAGTTTCTCGTAAATGTCTTGCGTCGACTGCATCCCTTTAAAAATTGACGTATCGAGAAGCGAGTTAATTAGCCTTGAACTGTCAGACCAGCCGAATTGGCACCGAACTATCGCCGGGTTTTTAAAAGCGTGATCGGAAATGTTTGCGCCTATATCCACCGGGTGCTTTGTCACCGTCAGGCTGTCACTATGCTCTTCGCTGATTGTTACGTCAGGGATAATCCCGGCGATAGACCGATTACGCCCAAAAATGAGTGCTTCTAAGCTGTAAGGTAAGCTAGGCATTCAGACTTCCTTAAAAAGCGTTGTTTGTTGCGTATTGAGCGGTGTTCATGGGGTCGATTACACGGCGGACTTCTTCGGGGTTTGACGCATAAATCGTTATGTTTTGAGACACATTGACGTTTCGTGATCGATCATTGTTTGTGACGACTCTGCTTGTCCAATCGTTCTGCGCCTGTCGTTGTATGATCGTATCGTAAGCCGATCCGGTGAAATAGGACTCGGCACCGTTGCCCACTTCGTGATTAATCATAGAATCGAGCAATGCCTTGAGCATTTCCCCGTTTTTAAGATCAAGCTGAGAAAAGGCATCAACGTCAAAGCCTTTTTGATTCATGCTCTGCACGACGGAGGAAACGTAAGCCTGAGTGTTGTTTTCGCTTGCGGGCGCCCACTTAGAGACAATGGCGTTAATCGTGTCAAGTCCTGCGTTGTGATAGCCGACAAGCTGACGTGCAGCGGCGTTATAACCTGCTTCTCGTGAAGGGAATACAGCATAGCCGCCAGAATCCGTGCCAATCTGCCCCTGTCCTGCACGAAGATTTCCGGGGTTGTTGTTACGCATCCCCCTCGTTCGAAGCAGTCGAGTATTTAAGACTTCATGTGCTTGCTCGACAGTCTCTACGGGTGCTTGCTCGACAGTCTTTTGCGCCTTTTTAGAAGTCTTCGGTCTTTGAGAGTCAGGGATAACAAAATCAGCAAAACTTCTTGCGCCGGCTTTGAGTTCTTCGACGCCAATGTGCGTGCTCATCAAACCGCGCCACCAATCGGCAGCAGGTGTGAAGATGGATTTATCCGCCCAGTCGAGCAAACCATCAGAGCTTTTAATGATTTCGCGTTGCCATTTGATGAAATCGGTCGAAGTCTTAGCGACATCTGTCGTGATGTCGGCCATCTTTTCGTCAAGATCGAACAACTCAGTAAGGCTCGATCCGATGGCCATAGAACCTGTTGTCACAACGTCCATCAAACGAGAAAACTCATTTGAGAACCGATGGCTTGAATCAGAAGCGCCTCCGATTATCTGATTCATTTCGCCAAATAACTCTTTTGAGCGTTCCAATTCAGCATTGAAATCAGATTTCATCATCGCTTCAAACGCACTTCCGCCAATGCCAAGAGACTCAGCCAATGGGCGTGCTTGCTCTTGCGGCATCGACAATAAAACGTCTCGAAGATCGAGCAACACGTCAGAAGTGTCCCTTGCGTTACCCTGGGCGTCCCTCAAACTAACGCCTAAGCTGTTTAAATACGGCTCAAAGTTGCCATATTTAATATTTTGCGCAAGGTTAGATATTGCCCCTTGAAGATCATCTACGCTACCACCAACGGCCGAAAATGCGCTTCCAAGCACTCTTATAGAGTGAACGCTTGCGCCGGTCTGATTCGAGAGCGTATAGAGCTTATTAACTTCTGAGTTAGCTTTTGCGATTGCAGCCGTAATGGCGACACCGGCAGCCACACCTCGTTTTGCAAGAGACATCATGCCCTTGCCTACGCCGTTGACCGTACCCTCGAACTTCTTTAACCCATCCTTGTCGTACTCGAAGCCAAGGCGCACTAAGAAACCGGCTAATACATTACCCATGCTTTTGACTCCGTTCGATAAGAATGTTTTGGTTGTACGCTTGATTGTCGATGTAAGTATTCATGATGAGAATATCTTCAAGGGTCAACGACCCATCGGAAAGACTCTCATATCGGCAGAAACCACGAGATACGGGGCGCAAAAGATAATCCCACCCGTGTGGTAGAGTGAGAAAGCTCCCCGTGTCTCCCGGTTGCGTTACGCCACCTCCTGTGCCGATTTCGCATAGGCGGCGATAAAAGGGCGGAGTTCGCGCACAATAACACGGAAAACGAGATTTAAAACCGTGGCGGTTTCCATGTCATCAAAGCGTGGGACGCCGTTTTCCCAAACCTTAAACCAATGATCGCCTTGCTTACGCTCGACGCAGCCGAGGCAAGTGTCGATGATCTTTTTGTAGTCAGCTTCGGGAAGTTGAGCAAAACGAACCAAAACCGGCTCGCTGATGCTAACAATGAGATTTATTTCGGAGATAACGTCCTCAAGACTGGCTTCTTTTAATTCCTTTGAAGCGAATAGCGTTTTAATAGCGTTGCCAAAGACATCGCTGAAAAGAACCGGCAACAAAGGAGAAACGAGGCGAGTTAAATTGAGCGACTTGAAAAGATCAAGCCGCCCGATGACGTACTCGCAACCGCCGAGTGTTACACGCTCGGGAGCAAGTTGATTAGCCATTTGCGTATTCACCAGTTACGTAGTCGATCTTGATGCAGTCGAATACCCATTCTTGGATACCGGCTTCTTCACCATAGTTACGATCAGCAACCTTTTGGAAGGCACAGCCTCGGCAAACGCAGATTTCGCTGTTACCCTTGTCTCGGATCGTAATCACGTTATTGCCGTGTAACGAAGACGAGAGGGTTTGAGCGTTGTACATCAATTGGAGTTGTGCATTCTGGGGAGAAGTACGCATTAATCGAATCGTCACGGTTCCGGACTTGTTCGACTTCAGAGAGTGCATACCTTCGCCGTCAGCACCGATATACATCGTATTGATCGGCTCGTTTTGCGTGACGGAAATACCTTCTTTTGCGCTATTAGAACCATAGCCGAAGTTAACAATTCCGCTTCCGACAATCGTTGCCGTGACATCTTGGAAAGAATAAGTGGCCATTTTTTCCTCTTATGATTAGCGGTTAACAACCACAGTAGCGTCAATGCTGTGGACTGCGCCCTTGAGCTTAACGGCGATCTGAATCGGCGGAGACTTACGTTGTTCACGATCGGCTTGAGCTTGTTCGTCTAACGGTTGAATGTAGACGTAGAAGCCGGTTGTCAACGTATCGCCCTTCTTCAAGGAGCCAAACTCGTCACCATTCCAAACGCCCGGAGCGATTAAGCCATTGCGAACACCTGCTTCAAGGGAGTTGTTCACGGTGGACAAAATGGCGTTCATGCCGCTTTCATCTTGTCCGATCTTCGTCGTTGAGGTGTAGAGCAAATTCCAGAGGTCAGTTTCGATGCGGTTTTGTAACCAGTCGAGGCCGTGAACTTCATCAATGAACCAACCGCCCGCCATCGTGCCGTACTGCAAAATGGAAGTATCGTTTTGGTAGGCCGTGAAAACATTCACGTTATTGGCTTGCAGAGCATTCGCTTGAGACGTTCTTAAGTACTCGGGTTCAACGCCCGGGCATTGCTTGAACATGAGCGTAATCGTCGTGTTCGAGCCTTCAAAGTTGACGGTACTCATGCGACCCAAGACACTCATGGCGGCATTGTCGTTTGTGCTTGAGTACATAGACAAAACTCGGTTATTGCCTAGCTGTGCCAATTCATAGCCAAGACTCGAAGTCTGCGTACCGTCTAACTCGTCCGTTTCTTTGAGTGTGAAAGCACAAATATGCGAAGGTGTAGCAGCCGAGATCAAAGCGGCCGTTCTGATCGCATCATCTTGATCGATCTCGCCCGTAAAGAAAGCACCGTACCACGTATTGATATCAAGCAAGGCAGTCGTAGCTTCTTCAAGCGTTTCAGCGGCGGCTCCCGTCACCATCGTGCCCTCGTCTAGGCCCATAGCTTGGGAGAGTTCTGTACTGGTAACAGCGGAGACCGTCGAAGTCGTGCCCGTAGTAGCAGACTTGATGACAAAGCGTTGGCCGTCCCAAACGCACGTGCCCTTACTTTGCAGAGCCGCGGTAACTTGAGAAGCAACCCCGTTAAGGTTTGACTGAGCAGACAAATCAACGGCGGTCACGTTGGCGACTTCACCGTCGATAGTGACATCGAAGGCACCAGCATCGATGCTCGTGAAGTTGTCCATTTCCTGACTGGTCGTCGACAAAATAGTGCCACGATAAAGACCGGAAGTAGCTTCTTTTGCCCAACGGCCGATCTGAACGTTTGTCGGTTGCGGAGATTGAGCAAAGAAAGCAACGGCTGCATCGTATTCAGGGGCACTGGTGCCGAAGTCGGCGGCGACTTCTGTCACGCTTGAGTAGGCCCGAATACGTTCTGCCACGTCAATAACATCAGACGAGCCGACGATCAGCATTGCACCGAAGTTTCGGAATGCAGCCGCCATCGGAGACATCTGGATTTTTACGTTAACGATTCGGTTAACGGGTAGAGTAGGTAAACTCATTGCAATTTTCCTTTTTCGGTATCGATTACAAAGTCAGCACTGACTAGAGTGCGAACCCCGTAAGTGCGTGAAAGCATCCGACCGACTCTAAAAGTCACGTCGTAGCGATCAATCCATTGTTGGAGTTGGAAATCTGGAAGGTGCTGAATGTTTTCATCAACACCGACAACCGTCAGCCCCTGAGACTGGAACCAAGAGTTGTTTTGCTCGATCAAAAGCCCAGAACGGAGTAAGTCAGCGTTTTCGGCTGCGTTTGGGCCGTAAAAAGTGGCAACACAAGTCAAAACCTGATGAGATTCGCTTGTAACGTCCCCACTGAGAGGGTCGTCAATGTCGCCTCTTTTGCCTTTAATGAAAGGCGTTCCAAGCGTTCGGACTCCCGTCACACCGACGGCGCACCAGTCGATCCCAATAGCGGGCTGGGTGCCAGGCTTAGGTAACCAACGCTTACGAACGAGCTTCAGATTAATTCCCGTTATCTGAGAAACAAAAGAGCGAAGCCTTGTTTCGACTTCGCCCGTATTGTTTTTAGATAGTGGTCTTAATACGCCGGAGGTTCGACTATCAATATCCGCCATCGGTTACCTCCTCAGGCCAGCAAGTCATGCGTAAGAAACCTTCACCAAATTGAGAATAATCGGCTGTGTCTTTCACGACAAACCGCTTGCCCCTCCAGATCAGGGCGTCGTAACCTCGAGCTTGGAAGCCCTCGGGGGCGTCTGCGATCATGAAACGAACCATGATCGTGCCTTCACGTCTCAAGGAGTCGGGAAGTCTCTCAAGGGTTTTCATGTCGGAAGTAACGACTGCCATAACCTCTGCACTTTCCCCGTCCGTCCAAATCGGGTTACCGTTCTCGTCATAAGACTCTATGCGGTGAACCAGAGTAACCGGAGACGTGAAAAGTGGGTCTCGAATAACCTCAGAAACATCTAAAAAAGCCATTTTTGCGTTATTCCTCGACGAAATAGCCATCGATTGAGTTTCGCAGACTGCCTGTGTTGATTAACGGACGAATCTTTGAAGCGTCTTGATCGATTTCCTCTTGTCGTTTCCCTTGGGTCAAACGAGAGCGGTTTCGGTTTGCGATCGTTGCAGGTTTTAACGGTTCAAAGTCCGCAGTCTGCATATAGTTTTTTACTGCGTCAGCGGTCTTTAATGCCGTTCGCTCTAGAACCTCATTGCATCCTTTAGCGTCATCATTTAAGGCTAGCTTCATGGCCTTAGAAAGGCCCTTAATGACTTCTTCCTGATAGGATTTCACGCCCGGAACAAGAAAGGGACGAGGAGGAATATTTGCGGATGGCGAGCCGTTTTCGTGGATAAAACCTAAGAGGTGATTATCCGGGCCACCGTCGCTTCGTTTATCGCCATCGCTCCCTTTTGCAATACCAACATAACAGGCCTTCTTAGACAACGACTTAACAGCGTCGTTCAGAGCCTTAGTGTTGATTTGCTTCTCGATTGTCAAGAGAGGCTTATTCATAGCTGAACAGCACCTGCTCCGAAAATCCTCATTAGGAACCAGAGTTCTCGACCGTATGGTGTTGCGTTCCAGAAACCTGCGTTTGCCCACGCGGTGCTGGAAGTATCGTAAGAAACACTCGCTCCGTCCACGGACTTACTTGCGACAATGCCTAGAGTGGGAGAGCCGCTTCCGCTCGTCGAGGTGCCTCCTGACGCTTTTGAGCCATACGCACTCAAATAATGGGCGGCGTACAGCCCCATGACATGATTGCGGATAGTGTCATCAGACAAACGCCGAGAACTGAAAAACTTGTCAGCGAGCGTTAATTGGGCACTAACAGCAGAGTCTGGATACTCGTCGGGAGATGAGAAAGCGGGGAACGCTTCCCGAAATTCTTCGACAGAGAGCGGATTCGGCTCACTCATTTCGATTTCCTTCTGTTGAAAATTAAGGAAGTGTCGCAATCGAGGTGCCGATTGTGCACGTTCCGCCAGAGGCGGCGGTGATTAGATACAGCTTTTTAGTTGTTGCATCTAAAACAACATCGCCGACTTGGTATGGGATTGAAGCATTGCTCGGACTAAGAGCATCAGCGGCAATTCCGCTCTGACTGTCAGTTAGAGCGGTAGCCGATACTCTAAGCGAAGCACCTTGTTTGCCATTGGCTCCCGCAGCCCCGGGGTCGCCTTTGTCTCCCTTGGCACCATCAGCGCCGGCAGCTCCTGGGTCACCTTGTGGGCCAGTTTCACCCCTAGGTCCTTCCGCTCCCGTATCTCCTTTCGCTCCGGTGTCTCCCTTGGGGATACCCAAAGTGAGAACACCTTCCAAAATCGATGCCGTTGCTTGTTGCCCAGCGTCTAAAGTGGTGACCTTAACAGAGGTGATTTTCTCTTTTTCAAGATCAATCACCCCTTGAGTGGCCGCTTCAATGCCTTGTTCCATTGAATCAAGATTGGCTTCGGAGATCACCTCTCCTTCTTGCCAATCATGTTTTTCATAAGGTTCAGTCATTTTTAACCTACCTTGCTAGAACCAACCTTAGCGCTACCAACACGAGCCTTAGCCCTACCTGCGTCCTTTAGATCAGCATAGAACACCATTTCAGGACGCACAAACTCAACACCACCAAGAGCACCGTAGTACGGCACAGCTTGCATATAGTCACGGTATTGAACCGGCAAGGATTGCAGTTCAACCATCGGGAAGCGAACCACAGAGCGATCCTTCGTGTAAGCCACGATACGGGGTTTCGTGAAAATGTCGGTATTAGCCAACCACTTCACAGGAACGATGTCCAAAGTACCGCCGTTAGCCACGCTCAAGTTGTTAGCCTTGACGTATTCGAGCAAGTTGCGTTCGGTGTTCGGCAATTGCGTCGAAGCTAAAGCGCTGAAGAAGGCAGGCGAAACGAGCAAGCGATTCGGGATACGGGTGTACTGAGTAGCTTGCCAAGCGGAGTTCAACAATTCGTTGAAGAACTCAATTGTAGCCGCCGGCGTTGTCGTGCCCGGAGTGAATTCGCCGAGGTTCATCACCGTGACGTTGTCGTCGTTATTGAGCAAGCCCTTAATGCCGAGTTCGGTATCGCCGACATAGACTTGCGTGTCGATATCGAGCTGATGCTTCGTGCGCATAGCGTCGTACTTCTGCACGTCAATCGGACGACCGGCTTGCTGTGCCTTCTGCAATTCAAAGATGCTGTAAGCAACTTCCATGCCCCACGGAGTCATCGGAGTCGTAACTTTCGTGCTAGAGACAGAGACACGGGCAGGCGTGCTGTCACCGCCCGTAATCCAAGACTTCGTGCCGACGGACGTACCGCCGAAGCCACCGCCGAAGTTGCTGAGAGCAAAAGAGGTAACCTCGTCAGCGATCGTCACATCGGTGCGCAGGTCAATATCACGACCCCACGTGAAGTCGGAGATCGGTTCGTAAAGCGTCGGGTCAAGGCGTTCAAGTTCGCCGACTAAGAACGCACCCGTTGAGCTGATTTCAGCGTCAGTAAAACGTTGGATTGCCATTTTGATTTATTCCTTAGATATTGAAAGCGATTTCAACCAAACCATCAGCGTCAGCCGCACCCATGAAAACGCAATTCGGGATTGCGGTATTAGCAGGGGCAGAACCGGCTTCGGCGGTCAGACCACCGGTAGCGTTCAGATAGACCGTGCCACCGAGCTTAGCCGTTCCGCTAGCGAGCTTCACAGCCATATAGCCACGCTTCATAACGGTTACGAGTGCTTGGTCTTGTTCGTCGACGAGAGCCGAAGAGCGAATCTTCGGAACGGCTTGACCGTATTCACGAACGGCGAAGCCATAAACAGCGTCAGCCGTAGCGGAACACGGGGTCACGCCGTCAGCGTTCGTGTTGAGTTTGACAGGGACACCGAAGCCCACGACAGGCGTGGTAGCGTCGTTAGCTTTCACTTCGGTCGTTGCATCGTAGTAGCCACGAGTAAGTTCTCCGGCAAAACCACGAGTCATGGAAGTACCAATAAATTGAGCGGCCATTTTTACTTGCTCCAGAATTTCTTGTTAAGTTCGTTGATTTGTTCAAGACGAGAGTGGAAACCGTCGCCGAACTTTTCAGCAGGTTTCGGGTTCTTCTTGTCTCGGATAGCTTGAGCGGAAGCCTTGAGAGCGATTTCGAGGGCTTGACCGTCGAGCGTGGCAGAGTCGCCAAACTGCGTGATGCCGCCGTCCTTTAAAGCCGTGCGCATGATGCGTTCAAGCAGATTACGGGTGAACTTGCCGTCGGCAGAATCGCCTTGCGGACGTTTCATGCCCGGGCATACCGTTTCAGCGTCAGCCAAAACCTGTTTGGTTTCTTCTTCGGATACGACTTCTTCGGGGGCAGGTTCTTTGTCCTCGTCAGTCTGTTCTTCCTTTTTGCCCTCGAGCTTTTCCATGATGATCTGGATCTTTTGAGCCATCTCTTTGTACTCGTGTTCAAGGACAGCGAGACGATCATCTTCCGAACTCGTTGGGTCGGTCGGAGGCGTAATAACGTCTTCGTCCTCGTCTTTGAGTTCTTCAATCTTTACTTGATCGAGAGCCTCATTGAACTTTTCTTCGTCGCCGTCCCTAAAAAGTCGGCGTAGAAACGTTTTGCGATTTGTCGTTTTCATTTCACTATCTCTAATTTTGCAAGCACGACCACACCGTGCTTTTTCAACTAAGGCGACGTGATTTCCCACGATGCCCACCTGATGCCCCTTACCGTCCCCATCGTCGACGGGCGATGCGTCGTAGCCACAAGAGACTTCACGCAAACGACCGCTTTCCACGAGGTCGATTCCCTTTCGGTCTGTAAGGAGCAAGTCCGCAAGGAGTTCGTCAGCTTGATCGCCTTGACCTCTGCGAACGTTCTGCACAATGCCGACCGTTATGTCTTTCCAGTTTTCAGGGTCAGCAAAACGAGCGTGTCCGATAACAACGGGCTTTGCATTGAAAGATTGGATTGTTTCGGGTCTGAATAGCTCGTCTGCGGTGCGAGTCATCAGCACTCGACCGCCTTTTGAGGGGATGCCCACTTCAAGCCCCGAGTATTCAAACTCGCCTACTCGGGAGATAGGCACGTCACGGCATAACAAATAGCCCTCGTTGGTTTTCTCCATGTGAGGGCTAAGGTGTTCGACCGTTAAAAATTGTCCGTCTTTGAATTTCATAAGTTTTTCAATCTGTCATCATCGGGAAAGATTGGCGAGGCGTAGCACCTACAGTTTCTAGCTATAATATTTAGTGGAGATACTTGATACCAACCACGATTTGTTTCTAAGGTGTAAACATGCCCAAAATAATCCCTGACGAAAAGATCCTCTACGCAAAATCCTTGATAGAACAAGGGTTTAGTTTGAGTGAAGCCGCTTCTGCAATCGATCTTTCCCCCGATCATCTTTCTATAAGACTTCGCAAACTCGGAATCGATCCGAGTCTTTGGAGAACCAGAAAAACATCTTGGAACAGGCTCGAACTTGACGAAGCCGAGATAATCCGCCGTTACAACGCCGGAGAAAGCGTCCTTGCTCTTGCTAAAGCCTTTGGCGTAAACAGGGGTGTTATCAATAAACGTCTTAAACAAAACGGCATTGCTATTCGAAACTCTTCCGAGTCGATGTATATTCGAATGGCAAGAACGCCTTTTGATGAGCGAAGAAGATTGTCCAGCTCTGCCCGTCAAGCCCACATCCGAAACATCATCGAAAACTCGACTCACTATTCCAGAGGTCCCGGGGAGTCCGAAATCGCTGACGCTCTCGAGTCTCTTGGGCTTGATGTTCTTCGGCAAGTTCCTCTTGGGAACGGCTGTATCGACATTACCGTCGGGGATGTCGCCATAGAAATTAAAGAGAACTCCGGCGGCTCCTATGATTTCAGGACTGAGCGAATTGAACAGCTCATCAAAGCTGGTTACAAAGTTCTTTTTATCGGTTTCAATTCCCTCGACTGTATTACCGAACGGCTTGAGGAGATAGTCTCCCTTGCGGAGTTCGCTTGCAGGCACCCAGCCCCTTTGGGTAAGCATTGGGTGATTAGGTGTCGCCGTTATCAACGTACCGGCGCAGGAAATATCTACGACACTACCATTGAACGGCGATCTAATAACTCTAACTAAGTCATCAGGGACCCTAACCAAAGTGTCACCAGTGAAGCAGTTAAAGACGCAACCGGGTGCGCTGTGGATGGGCATTCCGCCTTTTCCGTAATCACTTACCGGCGGAGAGTCCCAGCGTTGTATCGTGCCGTTTAGTGCTTTGTGCGTAGGTCGGACTGAGCCGTCGCCTACGGTTCGCCAGATGTAGTGCGTAGAGCCAACCGCTTGCGCTCGTGCTTGAGTGAAATTCGAGCGTGCCCGAGCTGTCTCTGTACGGGCGATTAAGATGGCTCGGCTCTCTGTGTCTGCGCCTAGCTCGTCCATGATGCGCTTGGCGATGTCGGGGTATCGCTCACCCTTGTCTAGACCGCTTTGCACCCAGTCGTGAACTTTCTTTGCGGCTTCGATGGGGAGTGACTGAATCAAGCGCACCTGCTCGTTTTGCAGTTGCTGATAGGTCGGCGCAACGTCTTTGAGCTTCTTTCGGGTCTCTCGGCTGATCTTTTTGCCGACTTCGAGCCACGTGTTGTAGTCGGCTTTAGAGACTCGATCAAGCATGATCTTTGAGACTGCAAAAGCCCACGATTCAAGCGTGGCTGAGTAAGCGAAAAGGCGTTGCTGAATGACGTTGGACATGACGACGGGGTTAGTGTCCTCATCGTATTCCTTAGCGATCTGTCCGACCAGTTTGGCTACTTGCGTCAGGCGTTTCCTGTACCACCGTTCGATCTGAACCGTTTTCGTCGGCTCTCGGAACGCCCGGTTTGCCTTCTTCTGGGATATTTCCATAAGCGTAATCGTCAGGATTGGGCGGTAACTGCGCCTGTTCCATTTCTTTTGCTTCTGCGATGTCCTCGTCTGTGATCGAGGAGAACACACCGACCACACCCGAGAGCTTCTTCAGCTCTGTTAGGGCTTGATCGAGCGAGAGAAGTCCTCGGTCGTAGGAGTCGGCGATTGTTGTCGCTGTTTGCTGTGTCACTAGTGCACGCTCGGACTGCGTCATCTGCCAGAGCGGAGCGAAGTTAAAATCGAACTCCGCAGGGGGTCGGTCACCCGTCACGCTCTGATAGATAACGTCGAGGAGCTTCTTTAAGTTCGTGCGTAGCATTGACCGCTGTAACTTTTTGACGCTGTCGTAGTAGTTACGCAGGTCGCTTTCGCCCGTCGAGTTAAGCCCTGCGGGAGACTGACCGAAAAGACGTACGAGCGGGATGCCGAAAGCCCCAGAAACTTGTTGACCGAGTTGCAAAAGCACGTCAGGGATACCGGCAAATGAATATGAGAACGTCTGAAAGTCGTCTTCTTTGTCGCCAAGTGTCATACCTTCCGAGGACTGAAACTCTCGGACGTAATCCATTTGTGTCAAAAAGCCCTTGGCGGCGATATCGTTAGAGAGAATTTCTCGCAAGCCTTCGACTTTGTAATATCGCAAATACGTTTTAGAAAGTAGTTGCGTAGCTGATTGCGTGCCTAAGTCAAAGCCTCGAATCTGATCCCAAGCAGGCTCTAGAATTGAAGCACCCCAGCCCTGATAGGACTGTCGAAGGTAGTAGGGTAACTTTCGCCCGTCCATACGCAGTACACGAGAATGATGGATTTTGTTAGAGGTGAACTTAACCTCTGCGTTCTCGCTAATGATTCTGTAATACTCGGGCTTTCCGAAGTCCGGGCCGAGTTCGGTCACGAGGTCATTAGTCACGCTGTCCAGTTGCCAACGGTCTAAGACGCAAAGACCACGGAAAGAGCCGATAGGAACGTTTGTTAACGGGGTCGATACGTCCTGCCCATCGATAAGAATAATCGCAACGGCACCGCCATACAGGCGGCTCCACTTGATCGTGTCGCAAAGCGAATCGAGCACGCCATAGCGGTCAGCCACCTTGTTGATCTTGTCTGCGATCTCGGGTTGCGTGTCCTGAAGCTCGAAGCCTTCACGGGTCATGTCCTCGGCTACGATGTCAACAGCGAGCGAAGCCATCCAAGAGGTTTGGTACGCCCATTCGAGGGTTTGGCGGTTAAGCGTCACCCATTGTGGGCGATACGTTGACGGGTTGAAGGTGTTTTGTGTACCCGTGCCGATGCGCAGGAGCGGATTAGCGATACCGTCAGCGAATTTCGTCCTTGCCTTTTCGATTCTTGCAGATTGTCTTTTTCGAGTTTTCATTTTCCAAGTTGTTGCCACTTAGCCATGCCGGGGCGTGTGATGTAACCGTCGAGTGCGTAGCGAAGTCCGTCGATGCAGTTGTGAACTAAAATCCCACTCGCAAAAAACTCATGCTGTCCGTCGATTGTCAGGTCATAGACCCTTTCCCCAACGCTTTTTAGCGATGTAACGCGCTCGACATTGCACACTGCAAGTGATTTGTTTTCGATATTTATTTGACTTAAATACCTTTCCGCATACGACGCAGGTTTTCTCGACGTCATCAAGACCCTGCTTTCGTCTCCACGCTGATTTACAAGCGTTTGAACAGAACTTGTCGTGATGTGTTTTAGGTTTAAAGGTTTTCCCACATTGAGCGCACTTTTTTTCTGGCAAATCGAAATACCCAAAATTGAATTTTTTGGCGTGTTCCTTGTGCCATTCGCGGCCTTCCCGTGAAGCGTGCCACTCTTTCGTTTTATCTCTGATGTTATCGAGATGTTTGATTTGCTTCTCGAGACGATCTCCGACAAAAGGGTGTTTCTGTGCGTGAGCCTTTGGAGTAAGACATTCAAGATTTGAAAGATCATTGTTGAGCGTATTCCCATCTTTGTGATGGATGTGCGCATCTTTTGGAATAGCCCCGTTTGCTTTCTCCCAGATATACCTGTGAAGCCAAACCGTTCCACCTGTAACGGAGCGTTTGAAGTAAACCCTGTCACTTCTGCGTTTTGATTCAGGGTATCTATTCCACCAATGTCCATCAAAGAATATTCTGTCGACTTTAGACATAACAACGTGTCCTCTTTGGTCAAATTTTGAGCTTCTACAAACCCACGATTTAAGGTGTATATTCGATGCTCTGGGGTACACCTAAGAGTATTATATAGCGTTGTTATCTCTAATAGTTTTCTATTTACTCCTGTAATCGCACTAAACAAAACCTTCCTATATCCTGCTCGGGTTAAGACATAATCTCCGACTCGAACATCTTCGACTGGTATTGCGCCTCGACTTGTTTCGATTAGCGTGCCTTCGTCCACACAATGATTGTTTTTGTCTAGAACGACAGGCAGAATTTCGTTAGTCACCTTGTCGATCTTGTAGCTGTACAGGCGGAACTCGTCGGCTGTGTGCTTACAGCGTGGGTGAATCACGATTTTGTCGAACGACTTCAGATAGGCGATACCGTCCTCGATTGATCCCTTCCACTTCTTAGCCCCTGAGATATTGAATCCACAGCGTTTGGCGAGATAGCTGATTGTCTCCGGTCGAGCCTCATCTGCCTTGATTGGCCACTTGTCTGATTCAGGCACAGAGCGATAGAGCTGAGGGAGTTCGTCAATTTCTACGCCCACGCCATACGCTTCATAGTCGATATAGAGCTTCTTCTCGTGGATGAAACAACGAATAAGCGTTGAGGGGTCTTGAGCGAACCCGAAGTCTGCACCGAAGAACAGACGGTCTGCGGATTCTGCGAGCGAGTCGTCGAACGGCTCGACAATGTACTTACCCTTGAAAATCTGAGCGTCGGAGAACGTCCGAGGATAGCCTTCCCAGATATGGAGGTACTTC